TATACTTCAGGTAAAAATTTTAATAGGTTGGTGCGAATTTTATTGTAGTCTGATTTATTAGCCATTTTATCCCTGTCCAAACTGGTTTATTCATATTTATGAGTTTAGTCATATGAATAAACCAGGGAGTTTACTGGCGAATATTTAACGGTGTATATGAGTTAACGAATTCAATTTGATCAATAGTAATGTCAGCAAATAGTATTTCATCTTCACCAGCACCAATCTGATATAAATCACCAAATTGGTTGTTAGCGTATAATGGTACTAGTACAACACTATCAATTTCTGAACCTAAATTAGCATGAATAACAGTAGTTAATTCAGAGAAGTAGAATGTTTCTCCAAACTCCCATTTGTTTATATCAAAGAAGGTTTTAACTACATCTACAATTTTAACTTTAACTTGATTATCAGTTAAAGATTTATTACTAGATGGTCTAATTACTTTAAATGTTGCTTGCAATTCAGCAGAAGCATGAGGACCAAATAATAATTTCAAGGTACCTGGATGTAATATCAAAGTATCAGAGATCATTTTATTATCGATCAATTTAGCATATGATGTTAGTAATTCATTAGGTGTTGGTGGAATTGGAGCTGTAGTTAAATATCCCGCAAGATACTGTTGAACCGCTGTATAATAACCTTTCGTTATAATAAATGAATCAATGATATTTGTAGCTGACGGATCTACCAAATTAAACTGATCAGTTCTATGGAACCACATAAAGTTTAATTCATCACGACCAATATGTCTGGTGTATAACTGAGTGTTGATGTTTATGTTGTTTTGGTCTAATACCCAGAAGTTTACATTATCAACTGTAGATTTTATTGGTATCCAACGATCAATAACAGAAGTTCGGTAGAAGTATACATATGAATTCATTACAATTTTGATTTCATTTGCAGCCCAGTTACCGTTTAATTGAATTTTAGTGGCAACATTACCTTCTGTTAATGGAATACTCCAAGTAGATCCTAATGTAGTGCCGTATGGAATAGCAGTCCAGGTTACACCAATTAATTGATATACTGTAATGTCATTACTAACAGTTGGTAGATTAGCAAGATATTTACCAGATTCAAGAGTTATTAATTGATCAGCACCACCTACTAATGTATATGTTTTAGTATAATCGAAGATTTCAGGGTACGTTAACTGATCAGGAATATGGTCACCATTAACATCGTGAGCAGTTACAGACATTCTATGAATATCTATTAAGCCAGCGTTTGGTAAATTTTGATCTAATAATTCAATACCTAATACATCCATAGAGTATAATCTTGATAATATACCTGTTCCTGATGCATTCGTGTTAGCTTTTAACAGTTGAATGGTATCCATATTAGAGTTTAATGAATCATATGTTATAACACGAGAAGTTGTATTAGTATTCCAGAATTTAGTTGATTCACTTTGGATGATTAATCGTTCTGAAGCATGTTGAATTGTCCATCCAGCTAATATACTACCAACAATAGTTTTAGTTACAATCATCATCGCAATTGAATCTGGGTATGTTGGTGTATATGGATATGGAGATATAGTCCAATGATCATTAGTTATTGAATAGTATATGGTAGCAGAACTACTCATAAGATTTAACTCATTACCAATATCAGTCAATTCATCCAATCTAAATATTTTACGCATAGAAGAGGCAGGATGTCCAGCCGCTTCCAGCGCTGCACCAATAATATTAAAGAAGTCCATTGAACTTAATAATGGTTGAATATAATCAATCAATAATTCATTAACAGAAATTGGAGTATTAATAACTGTTGTTAATCCTTTATCAGGTGTTTTAGTATCGTAGTATAATACTAAATCATCACCAACTAATTTAACATTTTCATAGTACTCAGCCGGATCATGCCAGTATAAGTATTTTGAATCACCTGAGAATGTTCTGTTAACAGCACGTAATTTAATAATAGAAGGGTCTTGTAACATAAAAGTATTATAGTCACGACCATTAACCATACGATCTTGGGTATAATAAACGGAAGGTGCTACACTTCTAATATGTTCAATATCTTCTGATTTAGAATTATTTTGAATAGTTCCAATTGAAGAGAATGTAAACGCACAAGTTTGTGTATTATTACTAGAATCTAGATATGTAAAGGTTGCTGTTTTCTCAGAGATAGCATTTTGTGGTATAACAATATTATCATTTTGAGAAGTACGATACCATATATGGAAATCTCCAGATGGAACATCCGCAAATTCACCATCACCAAATATTAATTTAATGCCATCATTAGCAGTGGTTTCAATTTCATATTTGTGTCTATTGGTATTAGTATTGAATATTATATTTTGGGCATGTGATAAGTCTACCTCAACCCATTCACCGGAACGTGCAGTAGGATTAGTAAGATCGTCAATAATTTGTAACGATGAGTCTACGTTATTAACCCAAACATCAGTATCGTTAATGTTAGTGTCGTTGATGGTTTGAACTTGGTTAGGAGTAACACCATCAAAGGTTGACACAAAACGTTTTAAAGTTCCTTGTTTAGTAAAGCAAAAGAACCCAGTAGTATTAGATGAATCACCAAGACCATCTGAACCGTATAATAGTGTAAACGGTACGTTTACTTCTGGACGTTTTTCAAGTGGACCATATTGATCTAAAGTAACTGGAACTAATTCCATTCCAAGTGATGTACCAGAGACTGTGGTTGAATATGAGAATACAGTTGGACCATTTGAGGATAATGGGGTATTATTTAATGAATATAATTCAAATAATATATCACCAACTTGAACACGTTCTGACGGTTTAACTGAACCAAATTCTTGTTGAATAACTTTATTAACAACAATTAAAAATTGTTCTTTCCAATTTGTATTATTAATATCATTCCATACGATTTTTTTATTAGATAAATTTCTACCTAATGAATCAAATACAGCTTCAGAGGTTTGTATAGAAGTTAATTTAACCAAACCCCTAGCTGGGATATTACGTGACGGTGAATAAGATATTAATTTAGCAAGACGTAAAACAGATTCTTTTCGTTGAGCTGTTGTTAAAAAATTCTCATGAGTATTCATGTCAACACGGTAAGCAAGTTGCTCACCCATGTATGCGAACATTTCTAAGATCGCAATAAATTCAGATGATTCTATAAAATCATTAAATGCTTCTGGGAAATATAATTTAATATAATCCAATAAACTTTGTTTGATTGTATTATAATCATAACTTGCGAAGTTTACAGTTTGAAATGCTTCATAAACTGAACTCCAAGCTTCTGCTCTGCTAACTGTACGCGACATTAAGAAATCCTTTTAAATTAATATTTTATTTATGAACTAAATTCAATGTTAAATTCAAAGTCACCAGTGACATTTAGTTCAACATATAATAATTTAGTTCTAGTTACAACAGCATTATTATCAAAATCTGGTGTAATAGCATATTCTAACAATTCAACACGAGGGTCATATTTAAACACTCGTAATAATTCATCTGTTAATATGCTAAGAGTTGTATCATCAAGTGGTTCAAACACCAGTTCTGGAATAATAGTACCAAAATTAGCCATCATGAGACGTTCACCTTTTTTAGTGAATATATGATTCAAGATATCCGACTTAACTAATTCAATATCAGTTAATTGGAAAGTTCTAGAATTCAAAAATTCATGAGAGTTAAAACCTCGATACAAACCTTTCATTTAAATCCTTAAAATGCTTGCTTCAATAACATTGGAGACATTGGAATAGTTTTACCAGTATCAACGTCAGTTAATTCTGTAACTAAACAACCTGCAGGTGCTTCAGTATCACCATATTCAACATAACGTTTCGCTTCCATGGTCGATCTAGCCATAACTTTAACTGTATGTTCTTGTTTTGTTTTAACATCATAATACGTTGCTATCCAACGTTTCATTGGTTGTAAGTTAAGTTCTTCTAATAACATAATATTGTTCCTATAATTAGTGTTATGTATTTATCTTTTCCACTTTTTGTTTCTAGGTATAGTTTTATTCCATTCAACTTTACCAACGTTAGGATCATTATACTCAAATTCTGAATCCCAATTTGCACCATTCTTACCAACAACCTTTTTATCTTTATCTCTAGTAACGTGTACAACTCGTGGCCATGGTTCATGTTCAGGTACTCTTGATGTAAAGAATGCTGGTTGTTCTTCAGCATTAAATGCCATTTGAGCAGAAGCTGCTGGAGGACCGTTTAAATGAATTTTAGGACCACCAGTCATTTTAATCATACCATCTGATAATATATTAACATCATCACCACCAGTCATCTTCATTACTTCACCAGATAACAGATTCATATGAGATCCAGAGGACATTCTAATTTGTTCACCAGCTTTAATATGCATATCTGTGTGCGACTCAGCTCGTAAGTCTCCAGATGCTCTAACACGAATATTTTGATCTGATTTAATATGAGTGTTTAGTTTAGAGTGTAGACGAATATCATTATCACTATGAACATGAACACCTTGACCAGCATACATTCTTATTGATTCACCAGCTGTAAAATTGATATCTTTGTTAGCACGCATTGATATAGAACGGTCTGAAAATATATCGATATTACCTTGTTGATCTATTTCGATCCAACTCTTACCTTCTGCAGTATTAATGTAGATACGTTCATTAGTATCATCCATTATGATTTGATGACCACCAGTTGTACGTATCTTAACTCTACAATTTTCTGGACGATCATCCATTGATATGGAGTGAAAGCCTGGGGTAGTCCAGCTGTAGACAGATGAATCTAAGTTTTTTCCATCTGTTGTTGAGTTTTGTAGGTGTGGTTCAGATCTACTAATAGCATAACCTTGCAGTTTATCTGAAGATTTATCATTATCATCAACTTTAGATATTGGGTTGATACCTTTTGATAATTCCCTATCAACACGAGCAACAGAATAATCAGCACCTCTAGTTACCCATTCATAATTATTTCTAGGTAATGCAGTTGGAGTGCCAGTAGTTAAACCTTTATCAGTTTTAGTGAAGTTTGAAGTAAGGTTACCATGTAAAGGTCTAATAGGTTTTTCGGTACTAGATAACGGTCCTGATGGTTGCCCATCGATACCGTATTGTTTATTAGCTTCTGTACCGTTTATATAACGTCCGTGTGGTAGTGTATGAGTCATTAATAATCCATGAACACATCCAATCCATGCTCGCATTTGTGGATTACCATCAATACAAGTAACTAGAACACGATCACCAACATTCGGTATACTCCAGAATCCATATGCAACTGGACCTTCTGTTGCATCTTCATTAGGACCTCGTTTTTCAGAGTTAGAAATACCACCAGCTGGCGCGCTATAAAACGCCCATGGTATGTGTTCAACTAATTTATCATCTGTATCACCAAATTGCGGGCACATTGCACGAATACGACCCATTTGTTGAGGATCATTAGTATCAACCACTACACCAACTGTAACAATATTAGAAGATCTAATAGTACTGCTACGTTTTCTAATTGCGTCAAATTTCTTATTACTCATATTAATTAGATCCAGTATTATTAAAAGTCTTCATTCTTTGTGAAATTGTTTGCTTACTAATATCTAATGCTGAACCTAATAAGAAGTTAGTCTGATCATTAGTAGTTTGTGAGGTATTCCCAGAGACTGTTGCAGTATTATTAGATATATTAATATTAGATGTAGTTGCTACAGCTGCAGCTCTAGGACCAGCTGTAATATTTGGTGCAGAGAAACAATCTTTTGCATCACCAGCTTTTGCATCATATGGGTTTTCAACTGGTAATGATATCAGTTTTAAATTTTGAGTAAACAATCCATCTGAGAATATATTTTCAATTTGTAATATACGATACAATCCGGTATACCAGAAGTTAGTAAAATTATAATCACCATCTGGAAAATCACCATCAGGATATTTTATATCTACTGTACAATACTGTGGTACATTATTCCAACGAGTCCCCCCGTCTAATGTTTGTGTTACAGGATCTGTACCAGCTATCAAATTAGGATTACCTGTTATGTTTAACACAGCTTCAATATTTTGATATGCTGCATGATTCGATAGCCGCGCTCGATATGATAATGTAGCTTCAGCATTTTTGGTATGTCTTGCATAAACATCACGAGACTGTGGATTATAGAATAGTACAGATTTTGGTCTAATCTTATCCAGTTTGTTTATTTTAGTTACACTACCTGCAGCACCACGACCAGTACCACTACCAACACTATTGTTAATAGTGTCATCTTGACTTGTCATTGTTCCTTGAATAGTCAAAGTCTGTAAGAATGCAATACCAATATCCATTCGCATTTGAAAGTCTTGTATATCAACGTTATGACCAGTAAAGATATATTCAAAGTTAATAGTTTGATTAGAAGCTGCTAACTTATCATTTGTATCTTGATTATATTTTGGTGCAGGTGGGGTAGCATTTAACGCTTGTACTGCAGCTGTTGAATTCTGTATTTGTTGTAACCTTGCCGCAACTTTATCTTTATTACCTGGAGTAGCTTTCGTTAATTGACGATCAACAGGGTTAAATACAGAACCATCTTCTAATAATTGATTACCATTAGGTAATATCATAATAACTTGAAGATTGTCATGTTTTAAATCTGGTAATGTTTGTATAACAGTAGGTGGTATATCAAACGCTTTACCTTCTTCTTTAAATCTATGTACACTATATGTTACAATAATGTTGTCTTTGTTTGAAGTTACATTTGATGTGATTGATGGTGAATATTTTGTCACTAATCCATCTGGCCGTACAGTACCAGTTGACTCTTTCTGAACTGCTGTACATGCTGTTAAAATATCATTCATAATAATTTCAACATTAGCTTTCTCACCAAAGCAAAAAATCGGATCACTATTACCTTTAGTTGTAATAGCTTCTAATTGATTATCGATCTTATATTTTGGATTCTGATATACATCAGGTAATTCAATCTTGTAAATGATTTGACGATAGTTATCTAATTGTAATTCTTCACAACCATTGTACTTAGCAGCATCAATTGCTTTTTGAACTGATTTCTTATATGTGTCATTTAGGGTTGTTTCTAATAACTTCATAGCATCTGATAATGTAGTTTCACTGCTAGTCATCTGTAAAGTTATACCACTACCAATATTATTAATTTGTGGTAGCTTAGCATATCCATCTGCAAAACCAACAACACTTATCTCGTATAATGAACCACTGATATCAAATTCAACATTAATATCCTCCATAAAGAAAAATGTAGGTCTTATGTCATATATGAACTCAAACCCAGCAGAGTCATCAGTATAACCAATAAATATAGTTTTTAATAAGTAAGCAACTCCAGACGGATCTGTTTTTAGGGCATCACAGGTAAACGCTAATGCATTAAAGAATCCAACACCAATTGGTTCATGAATTGTAATGGTACCTTGTTCACCACAAGTTTTTACTGTAGTTGCATCTTCTAACGTATAATTTTCTGCAAGAACAGTTTCCCATTTTACTTCTTTAATGTTAAATCTTGCACCATTTAATCCGTTACACAATACAACATAAGCACCACCATTATCTGCAATATTGGGTGCAAACGATTCACCTTCTTTAATTGAGATTGGTAGAAATGTTTCAGGTGCAGACGATAATGATTTGTTTATGGACTTACCAGTTTCAGTACTATCACACGCAATTAAGATATGGTGATACGCATATGTACGATATTTTGATAAAGGATTAGCTAATTGTCCTTCTTTTAAACCTACACGGGTCGTCATTTATACACCTATATTGCTACTGTTATTAGTTACTAAGATTGCTTGTAATCTTTTTTGTGATGGTAAACGAATTGAAGTACCAGTTGTAAATTCTTCAACAACATCAATAATGTTATTATATTGAAGTACAAGCCATGCGTACGTTTCTTTACCGTATATATCAAATGCCAACAGGTCAGGTCTCTGGTCATATCTAGGATTAAGAGTAACAAGAATATCATCAGATGCAAATGTCAATGGAGTACGTTCCCACCAACCTAAGTATCTACCATTCATTTCAACAGAACCACCTACAGTGAATCTAGTATTTGATGTTGCTGATGATGTATTACGTTTCATTAGAAACCTCCTAGATTACCATTACGGAAATCACTTAAACTGAAATTTTCATATTCTCTAGGAGAATGAGTTTCACGTAGAGTGATGTCAACACTCATAATTATTGGAAATGGTATTCCACTAGGTGTAAAAATATAGTCAACTTCGTTTGTATAGTTAAACGCTAAGCTTTCAATAACAGTAGGTATACGTGTTATATTTTGCAATCCACTTTTAGTGGGATCTGAATATGCAGAGAAGTATAATATTGGTGGAGGTGAACCTAATCTATTTGTACTATTAACTTTAACACTTTCTGGTTGAGTAGATTTTTTATCTGTCTGATCCGTTCGTTGAATTGCAGCTGTAACTTCCTGGTTTCCACTGTCAATTATATTACGTTCACCAAATCTTGGCAAACACCAAGTACGTAGCTGTTGTAATATTTGAATATTTTTTAAGGCTAAATTTTGAGTATCAGACACTAATTTAGAACTAGATATTTGAAATGTTCTAGGAGCTGTACCTGCATAAGCCAGTATAACACCAGGCATGTGAAGTGGTGTTATATTTTTATAATCAACACTCCGACTTTCACTGATATCTGGAGAGATTTCAAATATCACACGATCTGTAGGATCAGTTGAATTAACTAACTGAGCTTTAAATTTATTCGAGGTTGGATTCATATAGTTAAAGTACCTTATGGAGAAATATATGTAATATTTATCATAAGTTGATATTTGTTAAAATATAGATTATAATAAGATTATAATCTATATTCTGTAATAATACAAATATAGTAATGGAAAATAACAACAATAAAAATAACGGAGTTAGCATGGAAAAGAAGAAGACTGTTTATTTGCGTAATAAAGATTTGTTAGCCGAAACTATAGCAAGTCTTGAAACAGGTGTAATGTCTGATAAATTAGCGAGAATGTTAATGTTGCTAACTGACAGATATGGTAAGAAATTAAATTGGGTTAATTATTCATACTTAACTGATATGAAAGCTTATGCGATGTTAATGTTAGTGAAAACTTGGACATCATTTAACCCAGAGAAAAGTCAAAATGCATTTGCATTTTACACTCAATGTGTATATCATAGTTTCATTCAGTATCTAAATAGTGAGAAACGTCATAGAGATTTGCGAGATGTTTTATTAGTTGATAGTGGATTATCACCATCTTTTAGCTTTCAGGATGGGTATGATAGTGAATATCATGCTGATCATTATGAAGGTTCACATTTACCAACAACTACTGCTGATTGGGATCCATTAGCATCCATTGAGATAGAGACTACAGATATTAATGAATTTACCAATAGCTAATATTAAACAACAGATATTTGAATGTACTGATCCTATTAGAAAGGCATCATACCCAGAACTGTATGCTAGTATTTTAGTAGCTACAAATTTTTTACCTAAAACTGCAAAGATAAAAGAGAGAATATATTGTATTGTAAATGATATTACAACAGTGATGTTATGTAAGCAGTGTAATACTGTTCCAGTTATATTCGGTGGACCTAGTAGTGGATATAAACAGTTTTGTTCAACTAAGTGTAGTGCTTGTAGTCCGGAGAAGATTTTAAAAATACAACAAACTAATATATTAAATTTTGGAACGAAAACACCTGCAGAAAGTGTCGTGGGTAAAGAAAGATTTAAACAAACTTTAAAAACTCGATATGGTGATAGTATTACTTGTACTCAACAATTACCTGCAGTTCGAAATAAGACTAAATTATCAAATTTTAATAAGTTTGGTGCAGAAACTTTTACCGGTAGTGATATTGGTAAGCAACGAATAAATGAATCTTTTTTTAACTTATACGGTTCAGTTAGATATTCCTGTACGGATGAATATAAGCAGCAAGTTAAAATTGCTAATAACATAAAGTATAATAGAGATCATCCAAAGCAAACTCATATTTCTATTGAAAATTTAGAAAATTTAAATAATTCAAGTTGGTTGATAGATAAACATTATACTGAATTGAATACTCAAGCAGATATTGCTAATACGTTAGGAGTTAGTATATGTACGGTGTCAGAACGATTTAAACGATTTAATATTGAGACTTTACTGTTTAATCAGTCTGATGGTGAAAAAGAATTATATCAATTTATTAAAGATAATTATAATGGTGAAATTCAGCTCAGATCACGTAATATTATATCTCCACACGAATTAGATATATACTTACCTGCATTAAACCTTGCAATTGAATATAATGGAGTTTATTGGCATTCGGAAAATAATGGGAAAGATCGAAAATATCATATTACCAAATATTCTAAGTGTAAAGAACTTGGTATTAGACTAATTCAAGTATTTGATACTGAGTGGAATTGTAAAAAGAATATTGTAAAGTCTAGAATATTAAATGTATTACAAAAGAGTAATAGGATATATGCTCGAAAATGTAGTATTATTGAGATTTCAAATAGTGTTAGTTCTATTTTCTTTAATGATAATCATATACAGGGTAATTGTAATTCTTTAATACAAGTTGGATTAATTGATTCTGATAATACTTTAGTTGCTTGTATGTCATTTGGTAAATCTAGGTTTAATAAGAGTATTGAATATGAATTACTTAGATATGCAACTATATCTAATTATACAGTAGTTGGTGGTGCTAGTAAAATATTTAAATTTTTTAAAGATATGTATAATCCAGTCTCAGTAATATCGTATTGTGATTTACGGTGGGGAACTGGTAAATTATATACAACGTTAGGTATGGTTGAATGTGAATATACTAGACCTAGTTATTTTTATTTTAAACCTAACAATGTACAGTTAATGAACAGACAGCGATTCCAGAAACACAAATTACCAAAAATTTTAGATTTTTTTGATACTAAATTAACAGAATGGGATAATATGAAGTTAAACGGATATTATAGAATTTGGGATTGTGGGCATGCAAAATTTATTTACACTAAAGAGATAATATAATGGCAAAAAACTTAAACAAGACTGCTGCGTTTACCGATATACATTTCGGTCGTCAGTCTAATTCAGATCAACATAATCAAGATTGTTTGGATTTTATTACATGGTTCTGTGATGAAGTTAAAAAAGATCCTGAAATTGATTCAATTGCATTCTTAGGTGATTGGAATGAAAACCGTAGCGCTATTAACTTAAGCACTTTAGATTATTCTTATCGTGGTGCTAAAATGTTAAACGATTTAGGATTACCAGTTTTCTTTGTAGTTGGTAATCACGATCTATACTATCGTCATTCTAGAGATATACATTCAATTGTACCGTTTCAAGAATTTAGTAACTTCACAATGATTGATAAACCTACAATCATTCCAAATTTAGGTGATGGTGCATTACTATGCCCATTTATATTCGAATCAGAATTCCATGGTTTAAAGAAGTTCACAGATTGTGCTACCTGGTGGGGACACTTTGAATTTAAAGGTTTCGCTGTTACAGGTTATGGTACACCTGCTACTCATGGTGCAGTACATACAGATTTTGAAGGACCTTCTCGAATATTCTCAGGACATTTTCACAAGCGTCAGAATAATAACAACGTATATTATATTGGTAACGCATTTCCTATGGACTATGGTGATGCTGGTGATAATGAACGTGGTATGGCTATCTATACCTATGATACTGATAAACTCCAATATAAAAATTGGGAGGATTGTCCAAAGTATTTAAAACTTAAATTATCTGAAATATTAGATCTTCAAGAAGCTGGTACATTTAAACCTTCAGATAAAACCAGAGTTGATTGTATCGTTGATATTACTATCTCATATGAAGATAGTATGAAAATAAAACAATCAGTTACCATTGATTTTAATATTCGTGAGATCAATTTAACTGAAACAAAAGATGTTTTGGCTGCTGTTACTGATACTGAAATTGATGAAGTTGCTTTAGATGAAAATAAAGCATATAGTTTAGATGAAGCAGTTGTATACATGCTTGAAAATATTAAGGTTAAGAAGATTTCAAATGATATGCTGGTACATATATACCAAGGGTTAGTGATATGATTCGTTTTAGATATTTAAGTTTACGAAATTTCTTAGGTTGGGGTGATGTTCAAACTATTATTAACCTTGATCAACCTGGCTTAACTTCTATCACTGGTGAGAATCTTGATGATACTCGTAATGGTAAAACTTCAAATGGTTGTGGTAAGACTAGTATTATCAATGGTTTAACATACGCATGTTATGATGATTTAATATCTAATGTTGATTCAAAAGACGGTATTATCAATAACGTCAACAAGAAGAACATGGAGGTGATGGGAGCTTTTAGTACTATTACTGGTACATATATTACTAAGCGTATCCGAAAGGGTAAGGGTGGTAATGGTGTTCATTTATATGAAGCGCGAGCAATTGAAGTATCCAATGATGTATTACTTGATGCTATGACTGCAATGCACAGTCAATATGATGCTCAAGATGATGTAATGAATACCTTAGGGTTTAAAGATATTACACCAGCTAGTGTTGATGCTACTAATAAGCTACTTGAACAAATTATCGGTATTCCTTATGATATGTTCATTTATATCATAACTATTTCATATTCATCCAGATCATTTTTTGATTTAAAACTACGATCAACCTCAAGTGAAGTTGGTCAAGTTGAAATTATTGAGAAATTGTTTGACATGACTCGGTTGACAGAGAAAGCAGAAGCGTTAAAGATTCAGATGAAAGCAACTGATGAAGCGTTATCTAAAGCAAAGCAAAAGTATGATCTATTAGAAGGTGAACGTGAACGTCATAACCAACAATTAGTATCAGCTAAAACCCGTATTGAGAGTTGGAATACTAATCATGATCTTGAGATTAGTAGATTAGAACAAGTAGTTGCAGAGATTGTTCCAGTTGATTATGAAGTTGAAGGTCAAAAGATTCAAAAGTATTATGAGTTCGCTAACAATTTAGTGAATACTAAGAAAGAGTTAACTAAAGCAGTTGCGAATGTTGAGTCAGCAGATCAAAAGATTAAAGACTGGTCTAATACTAACACTAGAGATATCCTAACAACTGAACGGAAGTTAGATGAAGCTAACAGTATTGATGTTGATGCAGAGTATGCTGGTCATGAAAAACAAGCTGCATTAGATATTGAGATATCTGAAGCTAATACTGCATTATTAAAAGCAAAGCAAGTTGCTGCTGATATTAGTAAAGAAGTAGTTACTAGTAAAAAGACTATTACAGCTTGTGAACAAATCATCTCAAAATCAAATGGTGAGATTGAACATTTAAAAGATAATACTTGTCCTTATTGCAGTCAACCATTTGTTGATACTAAGACCAAGATTGCTGAAAATGAAGCTCGTATTAAAGAGTCTCAGGAAGCGATTGCAGAAGAGAATGAAGTATTATCAACTCTTGAAGTTAAGTTTAATGAATATAATGATGGTGTTATACCAACATTAACTCGTAACATTACTGAGTTGCAAAAACAACGTACAGCAATAAGTAGTGCACTTAAGACTTCTTCAATTAAAGCGTTAATGGAAATCAGTAAAGATATTGAAACGTTAACCGAACGTTTAACAACTTTACAAAATGATGTTAATCCTCATACTGATACTTTAGCACATTGGAATGATATTGTAGCTGAGCTTGAAGAAATAGTGTTAGAGGATAGTGTTACTGCAAAAGCATTAGCAGAGGAGTTAATGTTTACTGATATTCAAGTACTGAATAAACTACAACGTGGTAATGAATCTAACATAGAAGCATTAGAGAAAGCTAAGGTTGCAGTAAACCCTCATCTTGAAGCGTTAGAAGAACTTGAAGCTATTCAATTAGATCCAATTGATATGAAGGATATTAACGAATTAGTTAATATTCAAGAGCATCAAAAATTCTTACAGAAGTTATTAACTAAGCGTGATAGTTTTATTAGAAAGAATTTATTGAATACTAAGATACCATATTTAAATGCAAGATTTGCGTATCATGCTAACGAATTAGGGTTAAAACATACTGTTGAATTCACTAACGAGTTATCAGCTGAGATATCACAATTTGGTAATTCAATAGGTTATGGTAACCTTAGCCACGGTCAACAAGCTCGTGTTAATTTAGCATTATCATTTGCGTTTAGAGATGTGTTGCAAAATGCAAAGAACTATGTTAATATATGTTTACTGGATGAAGCATTAGATGACGGTTTAGATACTGTCGGTATACAAGCTGCGTTTAAAGCATTAAAACGACAAGCTGAAGAAAATAATATAGCATTGTTTATTATCACTCATCGAGACGAAGTCGAGAATATGTTTGATAAGAAACTTACTATTCAATTCCAGAATGGTTTCAGTCAGCTAAAAAGTTAAATTTAACCTGATTTTCAGACCCTTAAATACCTCCATTAAAACCGGAGGTATTTTTTTGTGAAGATTATGGGAATGGATCAGTCGCTTACCAAGACGGCATGGGTGATATTAAACTATGATGGTACATTAGATAAGTTTGACATTATTAAAACTAATAAAGATGAAGATTTATTTAGACGTTGTTGGTATATTGCTCACCAATTACTAACAGTTGCTAATTCTAATGATGTTAAGTTTACTTCATTAGAAGGTTTAGCATTTGGTATGATGGGTAGTGCCACACGTGACCTTGCAGGATTACAAGCAGTCATCATGTGTGTAATGCAATATGTAGGAACTCATGATGTACGTATCGTATCCCCTACAGCTGTTAAGAAATTCGCTGCTGGTGGTAAAGCAGATAAAACATTAATGATTAGTTCTTTACCAGAAGAAGTTAGAAAGAATTTTCTTGATGCTGGATATAAAAAGACAACCGGTTTAGCAGATTTAGCTGATGCGTATTGGATTGCTAAAATGTATCAAACATCGATTCAATTTTAATAAATATAGTACTTAAAGAGGTATTAAAAATGCAACAAGATGATAAAGTATTAAAAGATCGTGTCCTTAAATTAGAAAAGATCGTATCACAATTATCACAGGAACTCGCACTATTGCGTAGATCAAGCTCACATATCAAAGAGTCTCTTAACATAGTCAAACATAAAGTTTCAAAAATAAATTAAAAAGTAGTTGATTTTTAGAAAATATTAATATACACTAACTCCCAGTTACGTTGTAAAATAAAAATTTAGGGTCTGCTAACCTTGCTCTATATGAAGTAACGAATCATATATCAAGCGGTTGCCTTAGTTATATCATACTGGTATAACTTCTCAGGACCCTGTAATATTATGTTGAGAAATCCCATATATTACAAAGCGATAAAGTTAATTAAGAAAGTTTTATATTTTCTTAATTAATTTTACAGTTTTCATATGTTCTAAGTAAAAACGTATATCAATGGTAGTGGACTACTAGGGTCTTAAATATCCCCCGGGACCCTGGCGAGAGATTTCTCTCTCGCCAAAGGGGGGAGCTGTCTTTGGGAACTGTTTAAGAAAGAAGTAGTTAATAAAGTGAAATAAAAACAGAGCCTTCGGCCGAACCTCGAAGAGGTGAAAGACGATGGTCTGTTTTTTGCTGTAAGCATAATTATGTGGTATAATAATGCATTATTATGGGCTTGAGAAAAAGCGCAAAATCAGCTATAATAACACCAAACTACTTATAAGAAATCAAACATGTCATCAGAAATTCTAAAGATCGAATCTACTAAGAAATCAATATTAGATTATTGGCCACATCCAGAAAAACAAATTCGTCGAGTTCAAGAGGATTCGTTGCTATGGATGGAAAAACAAGATGCCAAATATATAATATTGGAAGCACCTGTAGGTTGTCATAGTCCGGGTACTAATATACTAATGTATGATGGAACTTTAAAGTTAGTAGAAGATATAGTTGTAGGTGATATACTAATGGGTCCTGATAGTTTACCTAGAACTGTATTAAACCTATTCTCAGGCAAAGATAATATGTTTAATATTGAACCATTAAAAGGTAATACATTTCAAGTCAATGGACATCATATACTATCCTTAGTCCGTACTAAATTAGGTAAATATACCCCATCTAGTACGGGTAATGAAATTATTAATATATCTGTAAACGACTATATTAATAAATCAAAAACTTTTAAATATACTCATAAACTATACAGATCTAATCGAATTACATTTAGTAATATACATAATATATTACAAATACCCCCATATATTATGGGATTATTTTTGGGTGATGGACATTTAAGTGGTACTCCTAGCGTATGTACCACTGATATAGAAATAGTTAATGAACTACAACAATATGCGTTAAGTGAAAATCTAATGTTAAAATGTAGAAACTTATCATATTTTCTCACCACAGGATCTAGAGGTGGTGATATAAGTACCAGAGCTATCAATCCTGTGATGCAGAAAATTAAACAATACAACTTAAATGATACTAGATCAGGTAATAAATTCATACCTATAGAGTATAAAACTTCTTCTATTATTGATAGATTAGAGATACTTGCAGGTATAATAGATACAGATGGTCATGTATGTCAAGAGACCAATATGAGTGCAACTATAACTAGTAAATCAATACAACTAGCTAATGATATAGCATTTATAAGTAGAAGTCTAGGTTTTGCAGCATTTATAACTTCATTCGTAAATAAAAGATACTCAACAACCTATTATAATGTTAGTATAATAGGGGATTTACATGAACTACCAACAAGACTACCTAGAAAAAAATTCAAAAGTAGATCTAAGAATAAAAATCCCTTAAGAACTCAATTTAATGTCACATCTACGGGTATAGGAGACTACTATGGATTTGAATTAGATATGGATCATCTGTATTTGTTGGAGGATTTTACAGTTACCCATAATAGTGGTAAATCACTTATCGGAATGACATATTCTAGATATCTAGCAGGTAATGATAGAGGTGATAGTTTTATATTAACACCTCAAAGAATATTACAAGCTCAGTATGAGACTGAATTTAAACAAAATCATGTAATACCATTATATGGTAAGTCTAATTATCCATGTGCATCAAAATCAGTAACATGTGATATTGGTGCATTAGTTGCACCCGGTTGTGGTGATTCATGTGCACATAAGTTAGCTCGTAAGCTTGCAGCTTCCCATCCGAACGTAGTATTAAACTACACTCTCGCTTTGCTTTCGTTTAGTTTCACATCTACGTTTAAACCTCGTAAATTAATGATCATGGATGAATGTCATACAGCTGAAAAACATCTAGTTAATTTTGATGCTGTTGCAATATATGAAGGTAGATGTAAAAAGATTGATATCAAATACACTCGACATACTAATATTGAACAAGCACATAACTGGTGTAAAGAGACATATATTCCTGCACTAGCAACATATGTTGCAGCACTTGAACGTACATGTGAAGAGATAAGTGAAAGACGTAACTTGTCGAATAATGACATCCAGAAACTACGTGAATTTGAATCTGTATCAGCTCATTATGATGAAGTACAAGATCTTGTCAGTTGGCCTATTGACCATATAATAAACGCATTTGTATTAGTACATGACAAAACACAATTTCAATTTAAAAGATTACATGGTGCATTTTCATTTAAAAATGTTCTAGTACCTAAAGCAGATCGATTTTTATTGATGTCCTCTACCATATTATCAAAAGATGGATTTTGTAGTGATCTAGGTATAGATCAAAAAGAAGCTGCCTTCTTATCTATGGAATCAGAATTTCCTGTTGAAAACAGGCCAGTATATTTTGATGCTAAAATGAAGATGAATGCTAGTTGGTCAAATGATGAAAATAAACCACATCGGAACACTTATATTAAATCTATAAAGAAAATACTAGAGGATCATAAAGAGGAATCTGGAATTATTCATACTAGTAGTTTTGCAGTATCTGAATGGTTGATCAAAGAACTTGCAGGTGTATCACATAATCTATATCATCATAATCCAAACAGTGGTGATGATCGTAATGCAGTTATTAAGGCATTCTGTAATTCACCTAAACCAGGTATATTGATATCTCCCTCTATAACAGAAGGATTGGATTTAAAGGATGACATAGCTCGATTTGCAATCTTCGCTAAAGTACCATTTCCATATCTAGGTGATCAATGGATTAAACGAAGAATGGAGATGTCTGGAAGCTGGTATGCACGTCAAACATTGATTGACATAATACAAGGTGGTGGTCGTGTCGTAAGAACACCTACTGATCATGGTGTTGTCTACATATTAGATGGAAGTTTTGGATTTCTATATTCCCAAAACTTCCATATGATTCCGAAATGGTGGAAAGAAGCTTACAAACGAGTTACTTGAACTTGCTCACCTTCTACAATATAAGTTAATCCAATATCAGCCCAATTTAAATTACTTTCTGCTAATAAGGTATTAACAATATTAAACAACCATGCTTCAAACATTTCACCGTTACGTATTTTTTGAATAGCAACTGGAGCAAAATTTCTTAAACCTGCTCTTTTAATAATATGTTCAATACCTGGAATGATATTTTGAAGATGTGGATCACCTTGACGATCATGTAAGTAATTTACAATTTCTTTTGCTAATGCAATTTTTTGTTGAGGTGGTGAATTATTAATAGAAGCTGCCCAACTACGAACATAATTTGAAATATCTGCTCTATTAGCTGCATCTTTAGGTGTAAACACACCAGTGCCTGGACCCTGAGTTGCAGGATTTCTAGATGGTAGATTCAATGGTTGTCTATTTGCAGTTTGTAACGCTTCAGCACCATCTAACCCTGATCTACCATATCTTGAATCTGGCTTATTCCTAGGAATAATTCTATCAGCTAAACCAGCTAATTTACGTAGTCCTTGAGAAATCGGTCTAAATACTTCATCAAGCTGTTCTTCTTGTTCAACTGGTTTAACTCCAGCTAATTCTAATAATCTTTCTGGTTTCATGTATAACTCCCTGAATACATATTTTACTGTATTTATTATGCACTTACAAAATATTGCTAATATACTGGATGTGGACTATCTTTAATTTTCTCTAATCGTGTTTCTATAAAGTGTCTAACAAGAGATCGTTCCGCAGGTGTCATATTCATCATATCTTTATATTGAATACCTCCTCTCATATACCAGGATAATTCAATAATACTTTCGATAATATTTTCTGCTTCAGTTCGCAACTGGTTCATCATACGTTGAATGGCGTTTGCGTCACCACCCTTCAACGTTACATGAAAAAACTTATAGGGTTCGCTGGAATTGGTAACGATACAGTCTCATCACAATCAGTACATTTAGTCTTTATAGTGAAATCAATACCCCAATCAGCCATACCATCGATTGCTTTTGATAGTTTATTACCCCAACCAGTAGGTATCTTAGATAACCATTCCATAATTTGAAACTTATCAGTAATATCATCAACTTGGTATATTACATTAATTAAAGTGTTTAATATTTGAGTTAACATATCATCTGGTGATTGAATATCAGCGTTAGTATTTTGCTGCATAATTGAAATATAACCACCATATCGTAAGGGTCTAAGCAATACCACTTGTCCATTATCCATTGTTACTGAGTAATTAGATGAAATAGTTGTAGGATCAATACGCTTACATTGACGAATAAATCCATCCATACTGATAGGATATTCATGTGTTTTAGCACTATCACAAGTATGTTTATAGTTAACTGATAAACTATCCCCATATGACAATCGTCTTAAACATACCATTAAGAAATCTACATCCTTTGTAAATAGTTCAGTCGGTTTTAAGATTTGTGGTATACAACGATTAAAAACTTCTGTAATTGCTTCACCTGAGTATAATTTATCTGGTGAACGTATAACAATTTCATCAATAGTTGTCATTGGATAAATGTGAACTTCACCATCTTTTACATCAGGTGCTAATTCACCATCAGTATAAAATAGTCCTTGTGATGGTAGTCTAAATGTTTCACCAGGTAGTCTTAATTTATTTAAAAGTGGATTTTCTTGCATTTTGTACTCCAATTAATAGTTACTGATATTTATATGATTAAATTTACTGCTAAATTCATATAAATAGAAATATAAATTACAGTAACTCTTTGGATATAATATGGCATTAACCCCACAGCAACAAGCAGATCTTGACCGTTCACTAGCTAACATGTCACCAGCGCTGCAAAACTTTGTTAAGAATCTATCAAACGGTAGTAAGACATTTACTGAAATCCAAGATAGTTTAGATGCTTATAAAAAATCCCTTACAAATCAAACCAATGCTTATAATGATTCTGGTAGAGTCATTGGTGCTCATACCAAACGACAAGAGAAGAACATTAAGAAAGCTGATGAAACAGCTGAAGCGTTTGCAAAATTAGCAGCCGCGACTCGTAAAGCTCAAGAAGATGTTGCAAGTAGTGGAAGAGTTACACAAGACACTATGGATGCTTATAATACAGCATTAGAGTCTATACGAACTACAACTGGAGCAGTTGATTCAGAACTTGAAGACTTAGGTAGAAGCTTTGCATCTGGTAGTGCTACAATTCAAAGTAATTTAAACCGTTTAAGTGGTTCTATAACTAGTCAAGCTGAACAACATTTTCGTGATGCTGAAAGAATGCAACGATCAAACCTACCAGTTATTGTTGATAATATTGCAAATGCTGGTAGAACATATATTAAAGAAATATCTAGTGTCGGAGGAATTCTTAGAAGTTTCGCTGGTGTTGTAGAAGCTGCTACTGATCGTTTAGAAGAAATCAAAACAGCTGTTGCGCATAGTTCACAAGCATTTACAGTAATACCAGGTCTAGTTAATTCTATGACTTCACTAGCAGATGCAACCGGATTAACTACCAAAGATATGCAAGCTGTTGATATTGCTAACCGTCAAGTATTAAACTCATTAGCATTACAAGAAGATGCTACTATTGATTTAACAGACCGTCAAGCAGTATTAAACAAATCTTTAGGATTTTTAGGTTCTCAATTCATGAATACTGCTGGTCAAACTATTCCAAGTTTAGCTAAAGAGTTTGCTAACTTAACAGGTTCATTTGCAGAAGGTAATAAAGTATTACTACAAATTATGAATAATTCAAGAGCTGCTGGTATCCAAACATCTGGATTAGCATTCCAACAAGCTACTGACGAAATGGCAAGAGAAATGAAAGTTATGTCTGTCATAACTGGTAAATCTGCCTCTGAAATACAAGGCTACATAAATGACTACATGACAGATCCTTCAATTAAGAATGAGTTATTAAAACTTGATAAGAAGGATCGTTTAGAAAAGATGAAGACTATCTATGCTGAGATGACACATCAAGCTGCATTAGGTAAGTTAAACGAATCTACAATCGCTGCTTCAAAAGCATTAGCTGAGCTAAAAGGTCAATCTGCTGTCAGTAGATATAAGGCTGGTGCGAAAGCTCAAATGATGATGGGTGCATTAGGAATTAGTGGTGGTTCAGAATTCTCAAGACTTATAGCCAAACCTACTATTGCTCAAACAGATCCTGAAAAGAAATTCTTAATGGAAAAATCTAAAGAGATTACTGAAGCTATTAAGAAGATGGAAGCTGGTGGATTTGCATCTGGTGAAAATGTTGCCAATGTTACAATGGCTGCTCAAGATCCAACCGTTCTAAAACTAATCGAAACCAATTCAAATATTGCTGCTGAAGGTAGATCTATAGGAGATGCTCAAGAAAAGGCAATTCGTGAACAAATTGCTCAACAAGGAATTACAAATTCTCAATTAAGTAATATTGACAGTTCAATAATGAGTACCGCTCTACAAATAGAACAACATCTATCTCCATTATTTCATGATAGTACGGTAGGTATTGTATCAGCATTATTTCAAGTGGGTGCAAGTATAGTTGCCGCTGTATTAGGATCATCAGCATTTAGTGCTATAGGTGGTAGAATATCTAGCACAATGGCACGTACTGGTATGGGGTTAGGTGCTGCTGCATCAGGATTAGCGTTACCTGCTGTATTAGCTGTTGGTGGTATTGCTGCAATTGGTCAAGGTGTCTCTTCACAACAAGCTCGTAGAGAAGCAATAGCTAAAGGTGAAACTCCAGAAGAACAATCTT